AGGCGTTGCAGCAAAGTAGAGCGTTTACCATCAGTCATGACAGGTAAGCCTAAATTAGGCTGTACTGTTCGTAGGTTCACACCTAACGAAGGCACCCAGTCTTCAGAAAATCGAAGATAAGAGGCCACATGAAGAGCTACCTTCTGGTCGAAGGTTCGCATGTAACTATCAGTCCAAAGAATCGGACTAATTTTACATGTTGAGTAAAAATATTTACTCATTCTTTTCGATAAGCTCAACAGGTAACTGCTACGATCAGGTTGGAGGAGATTGAGATACATCTCGTATCGAATTGATAAGGGGATCCCTTTCGGGTTCCAGCCTAAACCACCGAGAAATTCCGGTATAAAGGCCACCTTCTCAACCAATTTCCTTTGGTCTGAACGTAACAATCGCTCCGCACCGGGTCCTAAATTTCTCATAACATCGAGAAAGTTATCGTCAGAAACCTGACGCCATTTCAACTGAGGAAGGATGAAATCTTGAGAGATTAACTTCCCTCCAAACTCTCCAATTGTATTAGAAACAATACTCTTGGATTCAGAAATGGGACATTCGAGTACCTTCAAACAATCAAGGTACTTCCGGTGTAAACCCTCATTGAGAATGATGACATCATCTCCCAAAACAAAGAATTCATTGTTATGAGAGAAATCATTCAATGCATAGATTAACAATCCATGCGTGAGGGCGAAAGATGCAAAGGATGGATATAACCCAAGGGGTTGACCCTTAGTCCATCTGATTGTGCCTAACCCTTGCGGGACAAGCCAATCAAGTCTCGAGAGCTCAAGGAAGAGCTCAAGCTGACCCAATGTATCTTTCTTCACAATGCTTCTGAGTAGACCTGCCTGAAGTGACAGAGGAAAATAATCTGTCGCTCCACTAAGATCAACACAGAAGACATAGTGACGCTGCTGGAGATGCTGCTGAATAATCGGGAAAGATTTCTCCTGATTATGGGTGCAATCCCAAGGTAATTTTCTCAACAAAGAATAAAGAGAATTACCGAGAGGCTTAAGAGCATGTTGGAAAACCCTATTAGGGTTTGCCACTGCACGCAACTTAAAGCCTGGCTCTTGTATCAAGCCAATCTTTCCAACAACATTGGGAAGATTCTCATCAACCTGATGATCTAGGTTATGGGGAAGCACAACGGAAAATAGGGGCTGATACTTACGTATCAAAAACGCTCCTATCTGCACCTTAGATATTAGGTGCTGAAGGTGCCAACCTTCATCCTCAGCAACTGATCTACCTGCAACATCTGGTACAAACTTCGATGAAGAAGGATTGTAACAGTAATATGGGGAAGGACTCCCATAGGAAAGAGATAAATTAAGTCTCCTTCCTGCAGATAGAACAATCTCCTCCACACTGCTGGGAAGCAGAGTGGGATTTGCTGACACACCATCTTTAAACTTCTTCCATTGTTCTGGTCGAAGTTTCGGCGAAATGCATGCCGTGTAGCATCTCAATAACTGAGTTGCTGCAAAAGAGGTCTTCCGAGATATACCCATTCGGAAGAGTGGTCTAAAGCATCCTGAAGGTAACCCATCATGACGCTTATACCACTTGCCAACAGCTGGTAGTCCGGCTTTAAACCGAACAAAGTCAGTATAGATTGTCTTAAGAAAATTGACAGTCCATGCTACACCATTATTCCGGTATAGACTACTAACATGATCAGAGAATGGTTTACTGATCTCCCTTGGCACACCTAACGTATCAGCGAAGAGAGTTAGTTCGGCACTTGACATAAGATTCATGTCTACCTCCTTATTAAAGGATACGACAGTCAATGCTAACTACTCCCGCAGCTAACAGGAGCGAAGCCCAGTGGAATCATGAACTGTAACGTGCAACTCTATGCACATCTTCTCATTGTAAGATGCTCTGAATTCAATATAATGCAATCGAATCAGAAAATCAACAACGGGACGAGTGTCATGGATGTAACACGAACCATAACCTCTATAGCGATGGATACCAATTAATTTGGTAAACCATGCTTGAGTATAGAAGTAGTTCTGGCTTTCTAAATCTGTCACGTACCTAGCAATAGGAGGACAGGAGTTGCAATCCATATCGATCTTACAAGGATCTTTTTGGAAGCATATCCGTTTCTCTTTTCTTGCATTACGGTATTTGACAATAATAGATACGCAAGACCTACCCTGTACAAGTTCTGAACTCGCATAACCATTACGCTTATACGAAGTTAGAACTTTGGTATGGGAATTGATAACCGGTATATCAACACAAAGGAAGGAAAGAAACCAAGATCTTATAAAGAAATTGGCGACATTCGTTCCATAATATACAGGTACATCAATTTGCAGACTCATAATTCCCTCCTGTCTGGGC